TTCTCCGTGTTATCCCAAGAACGGGCAAGACCTGGTGAGTTCACGCAGATTGGGGAGGATTTGGGTGATTTTGGGCGGGATGCGGCCAGGTTGGTTACGCCCGTATGTGGGTACGAGTCTTTTGGGGGGTTAATTGCTGACTGGTCGCGTGTTCATTTGGGGCGTGAGTTATTTCCGTGGCAAAAATTCGCACTTCATGGCGCTTTTCAACATGATGAGTTAAATAAATTTGTTCATTCAAAGGCTTTGATTTCTGCGGCGCGGCAGAACGGTAAAACTTCTATGAATGCGGCCATCGTAGGTTGGGCGTTGTCTGAGTTGCCGAGGATTTGGGGGCGGCCTGTGCGGATTATGTCCGCCGCGCATGAGTTGAGTTTGGCGGCTGAAGTGTTTGAAGAGTTGCGCGATGTTTTTGAACTGTGGGAAGAGTCTGATTTGTGCAAGGTCACTTGGGCGTATGGCCGTCAACGTGTTCAGATGGTTGACGGGTCTATCTATGCGGTGAGGGCGGCTACTTCTAAAAAGCACGGCGGAACTTGGGATGTGCTTTTATTAGATGAGATTTGGGCGATGAGTGAGGGCTCAATTTTTGGGGCGCTTTTACCGTCTCAAATTGCGGTGCCTTCACCGATGTGTTGGATGACATCAACCGCAGGCGATGAATCTTCTAGGGCGTTTATAAAACTGCGTGAACAGGGGTTAGCCGCGATTGACTCAGGGCAGGCAACGGATTTGTTTATGGCTGAGTGGTCTATCCCTGGCGGCCTTGACCCTGACGACCCTAAAAATTTCGGGTGGGCTAATCCGAGCCTGGGGCGAACCATCACCGTTAAAGGTTTACAAAGTGCGGCGGCCGCGCCTGACCGTTCCCAATTTTTGCGGGCTCACTGTAATTTGTGGGTGGCGGCGGCTTCATCCTGGTTGCCTCCTGGTTTGTGGGCTAGTTGTAAAACAGACAACTTGCAGCATGACGGCGGGCCTTCAGTGTTGGCCGTGGATTCGGCAATAGACGAGTCTAAATATTTGGGGGTGTGGTGCAGGCTGAACGATGAGAAAACCATTGTGGCAACTATTAAATTTTCTACGGAATCCCTGGTGGCAATGTGGGACAAAATAGGCGAAGCGCTTGACGCAGACCCTAAATTAAAACTGGCTATAACGCCTTCCCTGTTCCTGCATACACCCGAGAAATACAGGATGCGTACGGTGCAGTGGGGTTATGCGGAACTACTTAAATACACGTCTTTAGTTTTGTCGCTGGTGCGGGAAGGCCGCGTAAAACATGACGGCTCAGAAATGTTGGCCGAGCACTGTAACCGCGCGGTTCTAGTTGCCGCCCAGGGTGCAAAAGTTATTTCAACGCAACGAAGCCCTGGCCCCATTGAAGCCGCTAGATGCATGATTACTGCGGCGGCAATGGTGTCGCGCCCAGGCGGTGCCGCTAAACCTTCTATGGGTTCCGCAAAATAAAAACTTTAGGGTTGTTGCAAATGCAAATAATTTGTGTCAGACTGATTTTGTAATGGGTTTGTTCTCGCGCAAAATTGAAACAGCATCCTTCGCATCGGCCCCTATTAAGGCTGCCGCTGGCGCGTCTCAAATTGGTCAGTTTCTTGTTTACCAAACGGGCACCGATGAAGTAAAAGCGTTATCCGTTCCGACTGTTTCCCGCAGTCGCGATTTGATTGCGGGCATGATTGGCGCGCTGGAACTAGAACACTTTACTAAGCAATGGACAGGCGAAGAATACGAAGAAATTTATCTACCGCTTGAACCGTGGATGGAACGCCCCGACCCGAAAGTAACCCGTTCATTCTTTTATGTAAACATTTTTTCAGATTTGTTTTTTTACGGTGTGGCCTACGCCTACGTCACTACCCGCTATTCAGATGGCCGCCCCGCATCCTTTACATGGCTACCAGCCGCAAACGTTGCGAGCAGTCAGCAAACGGGAATGCCGCAGTTTTACGGGCCATCGCCTGACCTGGAATTTAACGGCTTGCCTTTGAACGTTAACGATGTGATTCAATTCCTTAGCCCTATTGAAGGCATTTTGAAAATTGGCACACGCGCAATTAACACAAGTATTTACCTGGATTTGGCGGCCGACCGATATGCGCAACTAGAGACCGTTCCTGGCTATTTGCAACAGGTGGAAGGCGAAGACCTTAGCGGTGATGACCTGGGTGACCTTGCCGCAGCCTGGGCCGCCGCTCGTAAACATAACGCTATTGGTGCACTGTCCCGCCAGGTGCAATTTAAAGAGTTTACACAAAACCCGCAAGAGGTCGTGGCTGAGCAGCGCAAGTATCAGGCGCTAGAAATGGCTCGCTTGTGCTCAGTGCCCGCCTACCTGGTTTCTGCACCCACTGAGGGCGCATCCATGACTTACCAAAACGCACAGCAGGCACGCCAAGACCTTTATTTGTTCGGTGCTCGTATTTATTTGGATGTCATTGAGCAAACGCTGAGCAGCGCCGACATTCTGCCGCGAAATCGCTACGTTAAATTTAACGTGGAAAAATATTTAGAGGAAAATTCTATGAGTGATATAGCCGTGGAACCTGAAGTAGAGGATGTAACCCGATGAAATTGCAATTTAACGGCGCTTCATTATCGGTAGATGCTGCCGACAGTGACGGCCCACGCATTAGCGGCATTGCGGTCCCTTATAACGTGGATGCTTCGGTTTCCACTGGTCAAACTGTGCGCATCCTTGAAGGCGCATTACCTACCAGTGGCCGCATGCCTCGCCTAGTTTTGGAACATGACACAAGCCGCGTAGTGGGCGTAGTTGACCAACGCGAAGACACACCCGAAGGAATGTTATTTTCCGCGCGCATCGCTGACACCAGCGAAGGCCGCGACCTAATCGCACTTCTGAAAATGGGTGCATTAGATTCCGTTTCTGTTGGCATCATGGCCACGGAACACGAGCAAGACGGCCGCACAATGGTCGTTAAAGCCGCCACCTGGGAAGAACTCAGCGTGGTATATCAGCCCGCTTTTGAAGGCGCGCTAATAACAGAAATCGCCGCCTCAAAAGAGGAAGACGAACCCCAACCCCTAGACATTTCCGAGGAGGAAGAAACAATGTCACACGAAAACCCAACGGTTGAGGCTTCGGCTGAAATCGTACCTACCGCCCCACTGTGGGCATCTGCCCGCCGCGAGTTCGCAATGCCTTCGGCTTCTGAGTGGATTTCCGCACAGTTGCAAGGTGGAACAGTTGCAGCAGAAATGAACGCCAAGATTAAGGCCGCCGCCCCTGACGTGGTTACGGGTGACCTGGCTGGCATCATGCCTCTTCCCATCGTCTCGCCCATCTATTCGGGGATTCGCGGCCTGCGCCCTGTAGTGGATGCCATCGGCGTGCGCGCTATGCCCGCATCAGGCAAGGTATTCATTCGCCCTGTGATTACAACACATTCCAGCATTGGCGGCCCAGCAACAGAAAACAGCGCAATTACAGCAAGCGCGTTTGTTGTTGACGATGTGCAAATTACAAAAGGCATCTACGGCGGTTATGTAGAATTGTCCGAAGCGTCTTTGGATTGGTCACAGCCTGAAGTTTTGGGCGCATTGTTGGATGACATGGCGAAGGTGTACGCAAACGCAACTGACAACGTTGCCGCTGATGCACTTCTTGCAGGCACCACACAGGCAACAGGAAACGTAGCGATTACTGACCCAACCGATTGGGTTGCGAAGGTTTACGCCGCATCTGTAACCATTTTGGCGCAAGGTAACTATTTGCCTGACCATCTTTTTGTGAGCCCTGACGTGTTCGGTCAACTTGGACAGTTGAGCGACACATCAGACCGCCCATTATTCCCACAGGTGGGGCCAATGAATGCGTTTGGTTCAATGACCCCAGGCACACGAGACTCAACCGTGTTTGGTTTGCGTCTTGTCGTTGACACCAATTTTGCAGCGAAGACCTGCATTGTTGGCGCGGCTGCAACTGGTGCGTTTGAGAACTGGGAAACCCCTAAGGGTGCTATTTCCATTGACCAGCCGAGCACCTTGTCTCGTCAAATTGCATTCCGTGGCTACTTTGCCTCAAAGATGCTTGACGCGACTAAGTTCTGCAAGATTCCACAGGCCTAAAGCCTTTCAAGTAGTCAAAGGGTTCAGGGATGGCATACACCAAATACGTTACTGATGCAGTAGCCGTGGCTGGTGTGTGCACCCTGACCATTGACAACGGTGATTTAGCGGAATATTACGTGGGCGATAAAGTGCGCGTAAACGGCATAAATAACAACTTTAACGGTGTGCACACATTGACCGCCGTAAATACAACACTTTTAACGGTCACGTTTACTAAAGGCAATTTCACACAAACGCTTAACGATTTACGTGGCGCGGAAATTGAAGTATTGCCTCAGTGGACAAGTTCCGCAGAAGTTTTAGTGTGGCTAGGCATTGACGTAGCCACGGCAAATGACACGGCATTTATTGAAGATTGCGTAGACGCTAGTAATGAATGGTGCTGGCGTAAACGCCAGGAGGGCGGCTACACAACAGACCGCACTACCTTCGCACCTTCTGCCGATGTTGTTTTAGGTGCGACAATGTACGCCGCCACTCTTTACCGTGAACGCGGCTCAGTGGATTCCTTTGCATCGTTTGACACAATGGGCGTAACTACCCCTGTGGCGAGCCTGGGCCGCATTATGGCGCTTTTAGGATGCGGAAGGGCACAGGTCGCATAATGGCCGCCACGGGCATCCTTATAGACGCAGTGAACGCCTGCAAAACGGCTTTAACCGCGTTGAACCTGAAACCGATTACAGACCCGCGCAACGCGCGCCCTATGTCTGTACTGATTGAACTTCCAACCGTTGACGCATTTACCTATAACGTGGGTGATGTGTCGCTACGGCTGAGAGTCTTGGCCCCGCCCCCAGGGAACCAAGACGCAGCCGATTATTTAATGACGATTGCCGACCAAATAATGAACAGCCCCATAGCGATTACAGATATTCGCCCAGGGTTGGCAACGATTGGCGGGCAGGAACTGCCTACCTATGACCTAACCGCACGGCTAGCAGTGCGGCGCAACTAACAAAGGAAAAACAAATGTCAACACAAACATTTTTAGGAAATGCAACTATCAACATCACCCAGGGCGCTACTACCTGGGATGTCAGTGACCAGTGCAGCCAATGCACCGTTACCCTGGGCCGTGAGTCCCTGGATGCAACGGTTTTTGGAAATACAGGCCGTCAGATGGTGGGGGGCCTTCAAAGCGTGGAAGTTACAATGAGCCTGTTCCTTTCCTACGGTGCGTCAGAAGTTGAGGCCATGATTTCTTCCATCGTTGGCCAGGGCACTACAAACCTTGTTATTAGCCCTTCAGGCACCACAGAATCCGCGTCTAACCCTGAATATACAATTACGGGCGCTATGTGCGAGTCTGCACCTGTTATCTCGTCTACGGTCGGCGAATTGGCGCAGGTGGATTTGACGTTTACGGGCGGAACTTGGGTTCGTGACGTAACCGCGCCATAGTCCACACACACAACACAGGAGAAACCACAAATGAAACTCACACTAAAAGTTACGGAACTAGACGGCAACGCCTACGAAGTAAAAACAAACCTATTCACCATTGTTGCCCTTGAACGCAAATTTAAAATGAAAGCGTCAGATTTAGCCCAGGGCGTAGGCCTTGAACATTTGGCGTTTCTTGCTTATGAGGGTTGCAAACTTTCCTCTATTCCAGTGCCGCCAATGTTTGACGAATACATAAAGCGTTTGGAAAGCGTTGAAGTGGTAGAGAACGAACCCGCAAACCCTACAAACGGGGAAGTTACAGCCGACAACTAGCGGAAATGTTAGTGGCGGTTGGTTACTGGCCCCGTGAAATTGAATTTGAGATGCAAGACCTGGCCACAGTTATAGACGTGTTAAACGTGCAAGCGAAAGAGTCACGCCGTGCCCGTTAATCCCAACATGGAAATTTTGGGCGTTAAGGAAGCGCTACGAGAACTTAATAAAATTTCCCCCAAGTACCGCCGCGAAGTTACAAAAGAATTTAAAGACATTGTGGACCCTGTTATATCGCAAGCAAAAAACGCCAACATGGAACAATTAGCATTGAGCGGTTTTAAGCGTGATTGGACAACACGCAGCGGCTATAAAATGTTTCCGTTGAATTATGCGCGTTTACAACAATTTGTGGTGGCTGGCACTTCGGGCAAAAAGCCAAAAGAATTTATGGGCCAAATGCGTAACGCCACAGTGTTTTTTGTTCGGTGGAAATCACCCCAAGCCACATTGTTAGAAATGGCCGAGAAAGGTTCCTTAGGTGAGAACATGTCAAGAAAGCACGGGCCGCGCGGCCGTGTCTTATGGCGTGCCTGGGAACAAAATGAAACCGAAGTAAACAAGCGTGTTGAACAGTTAGTAGTTAAAGTCATGGATGACGTACAAAAAAGCATGAGGCGGCGCTAATGGCTATCACAATACCCATAGTCACCGAGTTTATTGGTAAAGGCATAGACAAGGCCCGTAAAGAGTTTGAACAGTTAGAAGGCGCAAGCGCCAAAGCAGGATTTGTAATTAAAAAGGCTATGGTTCCCGCCACTGCCGCTATTGGTGCGCTGAGTGTTGCGCTAGTTGACGCGACTAAAGCGGCAATGGAAGACGAAGCCCAGCAGGAATTGTTAGCGTCACAATTACGCAAAACAACTAAAGCAACTGACGCGCAAATAAAAGCCACTGAAGACTACATAGGTAAACAACTCACGTTAAAGGGTTATACCGATAGTCAGTTAAGGCCAGCGTTTGAGAAACTAGCGCGAGCCACGGGCGATTTAGAAGAAGCGCAACGCTTAACTAACACGGCTATGGATATTGCGACCGCTACGGGTAAACCGTTGGAAACTGTGGTGGCGAGCCTAGAAAAAGCGTATGGCGGCAACATGGGCGCTATACAACGCCTATTGCCTGAATATCGCGAAATGATTAAAGAAGGCGCATCTTTTGAAGAAGTGATGGCCAAAATTGAAGGCACTTTAGGCGGGGCCGCATCTGAAGCCGCGTTAACCGCTGAAGCCCGTTTTAGAATCTTTAAAGAACAAATAGGCGAAACTAAAGAAGCGATAGGCGCGAGCCTTCTGCCTGTTATTGAAGAAGTGTTGCCATATTTGCAAAACTTGGCTAATTGGGCACAAGATAACCCGCAAAAATTCCGTGACGTTGCGCTTGCTATTGGCGCTATTGCCGCGTCAGTAGTTGCGCTAAATGCTGCCATGAAGGCTTCAATTTTCTTTAAAGCCACTGGCTCACTTGGCGGCCTGGGTGTAATTGTTGCCGCGTTTGCTACGGCTTACACAGCCATTGAATCTTTTCAACTTGGCGTAAACGCGCAATACAACAAATGGGTTGGCTACCTAGAAGGAACCGTAAACGCCCTAGTAAAAGCGTTCAACCCTGTTATAGGCCTGATTAACCGTGTCATTCCTGGCGGTAACCCACTGGCGCAACTAAGCCTAATCAACATTCCACGTTTAAATACCACACCCCGTTCCCAACAGGGCGCGGGCTTTGCGGCTTTAAACATTCCTCAAATGGCTGAAGGCGGCATAGTAAAAGCATCTGTGGGGGGCACCCTGGCGGTAATTGGTGAGGGTGGCCAGGATGAGGCCGTGATTCCTTTGAACCGTTTAAACAATTACGGCGGCGGGGACACAAACGTAACTATTCATGTTCAGGGGGCAGACCCAAACGCAGTTGTTGACGCGCTTAGAACTTACATGTTCCGTAACGGTTCCGTACCTATTCGGGTGGCGTAATGCCTCGGTTTAATTACACCGTTAAACACTTACCGTTTGGCGCTAATA